ACAGAACTACTCAACCAAGTAGGACTCAGGCAATAACGTATTTACTTTCTGTAGTAATGCCCGTTATTTGTTGGTATACAGGAATCCAACCTCCTACCCTATATTAAGACATAAGATGCAACTTAGTGGGCAGATTGTCTTTGATATCATTATGAAGGTGTGTGGTTATTACCACTGCCTTTTTTTGTGTTTTGTGGTTAAATAGTAGTGTACGCTTCGGGTACACAATTTACACTCGCTTATTAAGGAGAACTATGAACTTACAGAGATATCACTCTGCGAATTTACCAGAGTTGATGAAAATAATTTCTAAGAACGGTATAGGTATGGATGATTACCTTGACCGCTTTTTTAATGGAACTTACGAAACTTCATCAAATTACCCCCCATACAATCTCATTCATGTAAATAATGTTGAGTCTCTCTTAGAGATCGCCTTAGCAGGATTTAACAAAAATGAAATTACTGTTTATACTGAGTATGGAAAACTCATTGTCGAAGGAAAGAAAGAAGAGAAGGAGACAAAATCCGAGTATGTCCATCAAGGATTGGCTCAGAGATCTTTCGAGAGAACCTGGATACTCTCAGATGATGTTAAAGTCAGCGAAGTACAATTTAAGGATGGACTCCTTACCGTCAAGTTGGGTAAAATAGTTCCTGATCATCATGCTCGCAAAGATTACAGGTTATAAAAATGAAACTTCAGACACCATTCACCGTTATAAAGGATGCTAAAAGTGATATTAAGAGGGTGAAAAAACAAACTAAATAATAAAAAACTTTATTATGGATTATAAATCATCAGGTGTCGATATTGAGGCAGGAAATGCCTTTGTATCAAAAATAAAGTCCACAGTAGAATCCACTCATCGACCAGAGGTTGTGGGTGGATTTGGTGGTTTTAATGGTATGATTAGAATACCAGAAGGTTATAAGAAACCTGTATTAGTATCTGGTGCTGATGGTGTGGGAACTAAATTATCTATCGCTCAAATATGGGATAAGCATTATGAAATGGGGATTGATTTAGTTGCGATGTGCGTGAATGATGTGATTACATGTGGAGCAAGACCATTATATTTTTTAGATTATATTGCAACTGGTAAACTTAATTTTAAAAGTCTATCTGATATAATTACAGGAATTGCGATGGGTTGCACCATGTCTGATTGCACTCTTTTAGGTGGGGAAACAGCAGAGATGTCCATCATGTATTCAGATATGGAATATGATCTTGCAGGATTTTGCACAGGTGTTGTAGAAGAGGATGATATAATAGATGGTTCAGATATAAGTAAAGGTGATTTGATAATTGGTATTGAGAGTAGCGGACTTCATAGTAATGGGTATAGTTTAATTAATGATATGCTATGGAGACATAAGATTGCATATCTTGATATGCCTGAGTTATCAACACCAACACGTATCTATGCATCAGTGGTTAAAGAACTTATTAATGAAGTTCCCATCTTAGGGATGGCACACATAACTGGTGGTGGTATTGTTGAGAACTTACCAAGATGTATCCCTGATGGACTCAAAGCAAATGTAAATTATGACTCATGGCCACTTCCAGATATCTTTAAAAAAATTATGCTTGCAGGTGAGATACCACCAGAGGAAATGAAAAGAGTATTTAATTTAGGAATAGGGTATTGTATCGTGATTCCAAAAGAGGCAGAAAAAGATGCTCATGACACAATAGATTCATTTGGATATAAATCTTGGACAATTGGAGAAGTTGTGTTATAATAAAAAATAAACGATCAAATGTCTACTAAATTATTATTATTGAAATCTGGAGAGCAAGTTCTTGCTGAAGCAAAGGAACTCGTTCGTAAGGAGGGTGATTATCGTCTTGTGGATAAGGTGTATGGTTATCTTTTAACTCAACCTCATAAGGTATCAGCAAATAAACCAGTTGTATTAACTGAAAATGTTGATGAAGAAAGGAATGTTGAAATCACGTTATCACCTTGGATATTATTAAGTGATGATAAAGTGATGACAGTTCCTAAAGAATGGGTTATAACTATAGTGAATCCAATAGATTCGGTTGTAAAAATGTATCAGGATAAAATTAATGGATAAGATAATTAAATGTTTACTGCTTGATGTTGATAATGTAATTATCAGCGAGGTTGAAGAAGTGGGTGCAGATATTGGTGAACCTGATTGTAAATTAATCAAACCTTATTTGTTTGAAAGTATTGATGAAATGAAACCTTGGCCAAAGGCGACAAATCAAACAGAACTTATGATAAGATCAGATAGTATTCTGACGATGGCAGACCCTACGCAAGCAGTTATTGATAGGTATCTTGAGTTAACTAAGTAATGAGATTTTATACCAACGTTCAGATGGTTGGAGATAACTTCTTGGTTCGTGGTTATGAAAATGGTAAACATTTCATGACTCGTGAGAAGTTTTATCCAACTCTTTTTGTCCCATCTAAAAGAAAAACAAAATATAAAACTCTAGAAGGAGAGTATGTTGAGTCGGTAGATCCAGGCACAGTAAGAGAGTGTCGTGAGTTTATCAGAAAGTATAATGAAGTTGAGAACTTTAAAATTTATGGTAATGATAGATATATCTATCAATATATTTCTGAGAAGTATCCAGAAGAAGAGATTAAGTTTGATGTAAGTAAGATAAAGATTACTACATTAGATATAGAGGTGAAGTCTGAAAATGGTTTCCCTGACGTAGAATCTGCATCAGAAGAAATACTTCTCATATCAATACAAGATTACAATACAAAACAAATTCGTACATGGGGTCAAGGTGGGTTTGATAATAAGCAAGAGAATGTTATCTATAAAGGTTTTGATAGTGAATACCAATTACTAAATGATTTTATAAACTGGTGGATGGTAGAAGAGAATACACCAGAAGTCATTACAGGTTGGAATACGGAGTTATATGATATTCCTTATCTAACTCGTAGACTTGATCGTGTTCTTGGTGAGAAGTTAAAGAAAAGATTTTCACCTTGGGGTCTTGTAACTGAAGATGAGATTTGGATCGCAGGTCGTAAGCATATTACATATGATGTTGGTGGTATAACTCAACTCGATTATCTTAATCTTTATAAGAAGTTTACTTATAAAGCACAAGAATCATATCGTTTAGATCACATTGCAAATGTTGAACTTGGACAGAAGAAATTAGATCACTCTGAGTTTGATACCTTTAAAGATTTCTATACTCAAGGATGGCAGAAATTTGTTGAGTATAACATCATTGACGTAGAACTTGTTGACCGTCTGGAAGACAAGATGAAGTTAATTGAATTAGCAATCGTTATGGCTTACGATGCTAAGGCAAACTATGCCGATGTGTTCTCACAGGTTCGTATGTGGGATACAATTATCTACAATTATTTGAAGAAAAGGAATATTGTAATTCCTCCGAAAGAAAGGTCTGATAAGATTGAAAAATATGCAGGTGCATATGTGAAAGAACCAATACCTGGTAAGTATGATTGGGTGGTTAGTTTTGACCTTAATAGTCTATATCCACATCTCATTATGCAATATAATATTTCTCCTGAGACACTTGTTGATGCAAGACACCCAACAGTTTCTGTGGATAAAATATTATCTGAAGAGGTTGGGATAGATGGAGAGTATGCGGTATGTGCGAATGGTGCACAGTATCGTAAAGATGTTCGTGGATTTTTACCAGAATTGATGGAAAAGATTTACAAAGATCGAACCATCTATAAAAAGAAAATGTTACATGCAAAACAGGAATATGAAAAGACTCCTACTGTTGCACTTGAAAAAGAAATTGCTAGATGTAACAATATTCAAATGGCGAGAAAGATTCAACTTAACTCTGCCTATGGTGCGATTGGTAATCAATACTTTCGATACTATAAATTAGCAAATGCAGAAGCGATTACTCTATCAGGACAGGTTTCAATTCGTTGGATAGAAGATCGAATGAATGCACACATCAATAAGATTCTTAAAACAAAGGAGGTTGACTATGTTATTGCTTCAGATACTGATTCCATCTATCTTAATCTTGGTCCTCTGGTGGAGGTCATATACAAAGATCGAGAGAAGAATGGTGCGAGCATTTGCTCGTTCCTTAATAAGGTCTGTGAGGTGGAATTTGAAAAATATATTGAGAGTTCTTATGAAACGTTGGCGAAGTACGTAAATGCTTATGAGAATAAGATGGTTATGAAACGTGAAAATATCGCTGATCGTGGTATTTGGACTGCAAAGAAGAGATATATACTAAACGTGTGGGATAGTGAAGGCGTTAGATATGAAGAACCAAAATTGAAGATGATGGGAATCGAAGCTGTGAAGTCTTCGACTCCTGCACCGTGTCGTCAAATGATTAAAGACGCACTCAAACTTATGATGAATGGAACTGAAGAAGATGTGATTGACTTTATTGATAAGTCAAGACAAGAATTCAAATCCCTACCTCCAGAAGATATCTCTTTTCCAAGAACGGTTTCTGATGTTAAGAAGTATTATTCTTACTCCACAATTTATGTAAAGGGAACACCAATACATTGTCGTGGTGCTCTGCTATTCAATCACTATGTGAATAAAAAGAAACTCACAAATAAGTATTCTTTAATTCAAAATGGTGAGAAGATAAAATTTTGTTATCTTAAGAAACCCAATATCATACAGGAGAATGTTATATCTTTCATCCAAGATTTTCCTAATGAACTTGATCTTGCAAAGTATGTAGATTACGATCTGCAGTTTGAAAAAAGTTTTGTAGAACCACTCAAGGCAATCCTTGACGCAATTGGATGGAATGTTGAAAAGACTGTAAACTTAGAACTATTTTTTACCTAATGGATTTACCAATCGACGATAAAGATTTAGAAACTATTGTTAACGCACTAGCACTTGGAGGAGATGCTAGATTATATCATAAACTTAAAGAAGTAAAACAAGTCAGAGAATTATATCCTGACGGTCCTTATAAGAAAATATTAAGAGAAGAGAGGGGAATGATAATTTAAAATGAGTCACTTGAATGTTTTTGATGATAAAGTTCCTTTTGCTGTAAGGGACAAATTGTGGAATTATTGTATCAACTCAAAATATAGACTTGGTTGGGAAGATACTGATGAACCAGAAAAATATGATTTAAATATACACAGTAATTGGTCAACTGATGAACTTGAATCAACAGATATTTTTTCATACATGAAAACATGTATTGATGAAACTGATTGGTTTGCAAATAAAAAATTATCTAGAATTGTTTGTAATCTCGTGAGACCTGACGATGTTCATTACTTACACATACATCAAAAACAACAGGTATGTTTATATTATGTAAATTTAGATTGGAGAGATGGTTGGCATGGTGAAACAGTATTTTACAAACCAGATAATTTAAAGGAGGTAGTATTCACTTCACTGTATATTCCTGGTAGAATTATTCTTTTTGATGGATCTATACCACATGCAATTAGACCTCAATCAGTGAAGGCACCAAAGTTTAGATTCACATTAAGTTTGTTTTTTGACTGATTTAGTGCTATACTATAAAAAAGTAAAACTTTATAATGGATTTTTTAAAAGAGATAGTTAAAGAGATTGGAGATGAATATACGCAGATTGCGTCAGACATTGATGAAACTGAGAGATTCATTGATACAGGATCCTACATTTTTAATGGACTCATTAGTGGGTCTATTTTTGGCGGTGTTTCTAGTAATCGCATTACTGCTATCGCTGGTGAGTCGAGCACTGGTAAAACTTATTTTTCGATTGCTGTCGTCAAGAACTTTCTGGATACTAACCCTGATGGGTATTGCCTCTATTTTGATACTGAAGCAGCAGTCAATAAAGGATTATTGGAGTCTCGTGGAATTGATACGACACGGTTGGTTGTTGTAAATGTTGTTACTATTGAAGAGTTTAGAAGTAAAGCATTAAAGGCAGTTGACATATACTTAAAAAAAGATGAAGAAGAGCGTAAACCTTGCATGTTTGTGCTAGACTCTTTAGGTATGCTTTCAACAGAGAAAGAGATTCGAGATGCACTGGACGATAAACAAGTTCGTGATATGACTAAATCTCAACTTGTGAAAGGTGCATTTAGAATGTTAACACTTAAATTAGGTCAAGCAAATGTCCCACTCATTGTCACAAATCACACGTATGATGTCATCGGAGCTTATGTTCCAACTAAAGAAATGGGAGGCGGTAGCGGACTCAAGTATGCAGCAAGCACAATCGTTTATCTCAGCAAAAAGAAAGAGAAAGATGGAAAAGAAGTCATCGGAAATATTATCAAAGCAAAGACTCATAAATCACGTTTAACAAAAGAAAATCGTGACGTAGAAGTTCGTCTGTATTATGATGA